GTTTTGCACCATCTATCATCCGCCCTGCGTCGCTCTGTCGTAGTCGATCTTACGTCGTGCCCGTGTAATGCATCGGCAGTTCACTGCGTTCTTTGCTGACAGGAACGGACCGGCCGGATATTCCGTCTCCTCGCCGCCGACCGTAAACATCCCGCTCACCAGATTCTCCCACTGGCCGTTCGCTTTCGAGTGAGCATCGCGCGCGCCCGGGAACGAGATCCACTGCCTCACGATCTTACGATCGGGATCCGATTCGCGGTCGCTAACTGTTTTCCATACTGCGCTCTGCGTCTTACCTGTCGTCGCCGTCGCCGTTGTTCGGCCGATCGCATTCGCGCGTGCTTCGCTGATCTCTGTGAACTTCTTGCGAAGGAGGGCCGCGATCTCCTCAGCTGACAAGCCGCCCGACTGATTCAGGATATAGCGCACGTCGTCGCGGATCGTGCCAATCGACGACGCGATCTTCTGACTCGACTCGTCGATACCCTCACGCCGTGCCTTGCCGTATTCGCCGTCTTCAGCATCAACATCAGACGCAGCCGCCGCGATCATCTCTTCGACAAGACCCTTGCGGTCGTCTTCAGTCGCAGCCAAGAACCGCGCAGTCCAGTCTTCGACGTCGAAGGGGTCGCCCTCTTGTTTGGTCATGACTACGCCGTGCGTCTTGATACCCCCGAGGATCTCACGTTCGAGCTTACGCACTTCCTTACCATACGAGACCGCGATACGCTTAGCCCACTTCTCCGAGATATCGTCTACGGCCTTGAAGTACGTCGCGTCGTCTAACGAGTCAGAACGAAAGCTCGCGGACAGATCATCCGCGCCCCCTTCCGTTGGCGGCTCTTCTGAGTCAATGCCGAGATCTTCGTACATGTCGCGCGTGTCGTCGTCGTTGTCGATCGCTAAGACGATCGGACGCTCTTCGAGAAGCAGTCCGGCCTTGTAGCGCTTGAAGTCGATAGCAGGTGCGGTCGTGTCGTTGAAGTGCCACTCGTCGACCTTGACGCCAAACTCTTCGAGAGCCGCGATCGTTTCGTCCTCCTGATCTGCAGGGCGTCCGGTTACGATGATGATACGATGCGATTCCCACAACCCGTTAACGTAATCGATCGTCGCTTGCCGTGGGTTGCCTGATGACGTGACGAGGGTATCGTCAATGTCAACGATGATGCCTTGTTCGTCCTCGAGGTTCTTTCGTTCAATGCGCTGCGACCGCGAAGCCGTTACGACTTCCGTCTGCGCCACGCCTTGCACCGCCTCGAGTGCGAACGCTTCGCGCGCTTCGTTCAATGTCATAACGCCCACTTGATACGCCTGCAGTGCCGTAGCCCGCTGCGATTCTGCCGACGGCTTCAAAGCTTCTACCGTGCTGAGGTCAAAACCTACTTCGACCCCAAAGTCAGGGATCGCGAGTTGTTCGTTGATCTGATCGGCGATCATGTTCCACAGTGGAACACGCACCATATCTGTAAAGTCCTTCGACGCCTGTTCGGCATTCGAGTACGTCGACGACATGATACCAGCGTACGTATACGCGATGATCGGATGAACGCGGAATACGCCGCAGATCCGCGCCTCGTATTGACTGAACGTCGACTCCATACCGAGTTCGTTGTAGTCGAGTGCCAAGCGTTCGACGCTCTTCACGCCCCACATATGACCGACCGACCCGCGGCGCTCGCCGCCGTACTTACGCTTGAACGAACGCTCGGCAAGTGACACCTGATCGGGCGACATCTCCTCGTCGTAGATTACCAGCGTCTTAGGCATCGCGTCGTTTTTGTGGATGCTGAAGATAGTCCCGCTCGCCTCGTTGTAAGATTCAATCGTCGTCGATGCAAGTACAATCGGAGAGCCACCGGCGTAAGAAATAGCAGGATCAACCCAAAAGCCGCGGATATGAACGACATCATCCTTTGGGACCTCCCACGTTGTCGAGCCGTTGTTGTAATGATACGCGCGGATATTCCCGTACTCGTCGAGTACCGGCGCGAAGTTAGCATCGGAGTAGGGCTTGAGATCGATGACCGCGCCCGCAGCGTTTCGGCGTTTGTGATAGTAGACGTTACCTCCGATACAGAGGTACGTCATAGCAGTAGCCATGCTAAGACGCCACGACGAACCAGCAAAGAGAACCGACACCGGGTGATCGTAGACGAACGACTCGCCATCGCGAACGGCGAGATAGGCCTCTGGCATCGTGAGCGAATAGGCCATCGTGCACCCCTGCGCGACGGGGTTCTCTTTCCAGAGTCGGTACGCCTGCGCGAAGTTCGTTACGGGTGTGAAGGAGTGCTTTGTGTAGGCTAAGGTCGCGAGTCCCGGCAGTTCGCCGCGCTCGGAGAGCTGCAGCTGTTTCTCGTTCGTTCTGAATATGCGGTCGAAGATACCCATTGTGTCGATCTGTTAAGTGAAGAGAACGCCCGCGCCTTGATTCTTAACGGCTGCGAGCTCGGCATAGACGAGCGCGTCGACCATATCGTCGTGGTCCGAAATCGGAAACGATAGGAGCTCACGCTCGAAGTGAGGATCTAAGTTCGTCACGTGAGTGACGAGGAGTTGTTCATAGCGTGCGAGTACCGCATGAAAGCGCGTGACCTTGTCGCGGTCGGGCTTGATAGCCTTGACAGGTAGCGAGGTCTTACGGAGTAGCTCTTGCACGACTGCGACTTGATACTGGACGGCTTCGATGTTAATACGCTGCGGCTTCCACTTCGCGGCGTACTGTTTGACAGTGTCGACGACTTCATGAAAGCTAACCTTACCTCTCCACACGTCGACGACGTAACGGCGTCCCGATTCAGGATCGTAACCGACCACAACGATAGCAGTATAGTCTGCCGTCTCTGACTTCGAGATAGCAAGGTCCACGCCCATACCATAGCGCAGGCCTGACGGCACGCGGTCGCTCGGTACGTGAGTCAGGTGTTCACGCTTGACAAGCGCACCCTGCACGTCGATAAACTCGGCGAGGAACTCTTGCTGGAATACCAGACTCGGCAGTTCGTTACGTGCGGCTTCGACTTCCGTCGCATCGATGTAAGGATTCGCGGCCGTCGGCATCTGCCAGTAGGACCACGTCTCATCGGTCACCGCGCGTTCGCTTAGCGTATGGAAGTAGTTCCGTCCCTTAGGCGTCGAGAAGAACCACGCATCGCCCTTATAGTCTGCAAGCGTTGGACGTATCGCCATCGTCCACGCCTCCTCGAGGTTCGTCACCATCGCAGCTTCGTCAATCACGACGCGCCGGTATTTACGACCGCGGACGGCGTCGTAGTTATCAAGAGACCAGAAGTCGAGCTGACCGCCGTTTATGTACGTGATACGCTTTTCACTCTCGTTCGTATCTGCGATCACCGCGGCAAAGTCTTTCTTTACCGTCCGCCAAACGTCCATGAGCATCTTATACGTCGGCGCGAAGTACGCGGCCGGATCGCCTGTCGTGATACACTCAGCGAGCGCAGCCTCGGCGAGTACAGTCTTGCCCCAGCGGCGTCCGCAGTTCACGACGTTAAAACGGCGTCTGTTATTCCAGACCCGCAGTTGTGCGTCGTGTAACTCTATGTCAAGAGTGATCCGGCTCATCGTCTTCTCCACTGCGACGAGCACCGCCGATCTTTACTGTTAGTTCCTGCGTCTGCGTGACCTTCGACTCTACCTCGCTACGGTCGCGCCATCCGAGAACGTTCTTCGCGATGAAGATAGCGACCGACCCGTTACCCTTCTCGATACCACCGTAAGCGTGTGCGTCGAGGAGCTGAGAGATGCGAGACTTGCAAGCGAGGCGAATCCTTTTGACCGCGTCGGAAAACTCGGGATGTTGAGACTCCCAATCGCGGATCGTATCGTCGTGGATTCCGAGATGAGTCGCAAGTTGTTCGATGTACATACCGGCCCGCTCTGCTTCGTCGAGCTTGGGCTTCAGTGCGTCGAAGTCGTATTTCGTTGGTCGTCCTCCTGCCATGTTGCAACCTTACCACATGTACACGTATAGTTTTGCACCAACTGCAGATACGGCTCTTGCCTCATGACCCGGACGATATCCCTCACGTCAGGGAACAAGACGATCTGATCTTCGACGGCTTCGACGGCGCGCATCACGGGCTGTCGCTCCCGGTTGAACTCCCGAGCTATCGACGAATAGTCCCACGCGAACCGCTCATGTAAGACG